TTCGTAATATGGCGGCTCCAGGCGATGCGGTTCGTCGCAGAATCGTAGCCCACCGCATGAAGTCGCAAATTAATAAAGTCATCGACGACTATGCGATTAATGCGACCAATCGAGTAGTTAGTAACAAGTTTGACACGGTGTCGGATTTCTTGGCAATGCGGCCATCCAAACGTGCTTCGCTGCTTGGTCTTATTGGCGCTAAAGCTACAGGCAACGATGAGGAGGACACCGCTAAGGAAATGGAGGCCCTTGCTTCAATTTCTATCCCCGAGGCACTGGCGGAAAAGGTTGCTAAGAATCTTGGGCCGTTAGACGATGCTCCGATGCTTAAAGAGCAAATGACCGCAAACGCCATAAAAGGCGCTCAGCTTTTGCAGGTAGCGGCTCAAAAAAACTCAACACTAAGCGTTAATCCCGTTACAGGGCAGCAGCGCGTTGTTGTCTCAGATGCAGGAGCAGCAAATTACGCCAGAGCACAAAATGCTATCATGGGACCTGCTCTTGACCAACTTAACCGCGAAGTGTCTACCGGTGCCTTAACCGTCGACACCGTTAAAAACACTAGAGAAATGTACCCCATTCTTTACGGGCGTTACGTTACCAAGTTTAACGAAGAGCTGGCCAAGAAGTCAGAAGGCGGTCAAAAAATTTCTTTCGATGCGATGCAAATGTGGGGTAAGCTTAACGGGCAGCCTGTAGTACCTACGCAAATAGCGAACGCATTGCAGGCAGTTCATAAAGCCGTAGAGGGCCAGCAAGAAAGAGGCGGCGGTAGAGCCGTAGCTGGCCTTAAGGGAATAGCAAATCGAGGCGTGCTCCCAGTAGAGCGTGCGATGACATAACCACTTAGGCTGAAGATATGGCCTTGAGGAGATTGATATGAGAACTATTACCAAAGTATTCACCGGGCTAACTGGTGCCACGGAAGCCACCGCTATGGATTTAAAGGTCCAAGAGCACGGTCGGCAAACATGGGAATTTTACGCTGACAATAGTTCGGCCAATATTCGCATTCGGCTCAAGTCTGTTTTTACTGACAGCACTGGCACTGAAGTAGCCACCCCGACAATCCAAACGATTGACCTGGCGGACGAGACGCTAACGATTGTCAACTTTGACATGAAGCTTGAACACGTTCGATGCACTTACGATGACGACGGTACTGGCGACATGGCTGGTGACCTCCACATCAAAGCAACAACGGCAAAGGGGTAAGTCATGGCGGATGCAAAAATTATTAATTACGGCCAGCAAATTAGCGCAGGCACTACGGCTATCCCAGACAACACAAGCGAGGCTCTGGACATACAGGGGACAGATGCTAACGAATATATTTCTATCGATACGGTTGATTCTAATCCTTTGATTTCATTAAAAGCGGCAGACGGCAGCCCTGGAAAAGCGTTTGAGGTTAGGTCTGACGGCGCGGTGGGCTTTAATAACTCTAATAGTGGTTGGATGACTTACGAGGACACTACTGCGACCAATCCAACTCTCGGCCCAAGAAAATCTGACTGGGATACCGGTATCGGTAGCGCAGCAGCCGACGAGCTTTCGCTTATTGCGGGTGGCACAGAAGTAATCCGAGGCACGTCAAAGAGGGGTGCCACGGTTAACGGTTCCGCCGTCGTCAAAGGAAAGGCTTCCTTTGTTCTTACGGGCTCAATAGACGTGACGGGTGCGAATACGAATGTTCCCGGGACAGGAACAAAGTTCCTCTCAGAGCTTGCGATAGGCGATGATATTCTTGTTTCTGGTGAAACCCGGACGATTGCAACAATTACAAACGATACCACTGCCACGGTGACGGCTGCATGGGGCAGTGATTTAGCCAATGACACTTCCCCGGAATGCAACCCGGCAGCTTTCACCGTAATAAGGGATACCGGTGCCATCGGGGCGGTACTGGATGACGGCGGCTGGTTCGGACTCGGCACGCTTTCGCCGGCAGCTCCAGTTCATATTGTGGACGACACCCAGAACACTCAGCTATTGATTGATCGCAGCTCAGGACAATTCAAGATTGAGCAAAACACGGCACACACCACCGCCCAAACTAATGTCAATTTGAGACTTGGAAGTGGAGATACTGTTCGGGTTATGTTGCTCAGTGGTGGAAATGTGGGAGTTGGCACAACAGCCCCGGGCCAGATTTTTGATGTGAACCAAGGAAGCGGCAACATGATTGCCGATGGTTATGATACTCACTCACTGGCAAGCTACAAAGAAAACCTGTCCACAGCTGGCCCTGGTTACTTAGCAAAAGTTACAGCGTGCCCGCCAAAACAGTGGACCAGCGTCCCCTATGTTTCGGCCGATGAGATTAAGGTCGCAACGATTGAGCAATTTGGCCAAGATGCCTGGGGCGAATATTTCCCAGAAGATGACTCGCATCGTGCTGGCGCTCTTTTGTCGATGCCTGAAGGTGAGATGAAAACCTGGATTGATGCATGGGCAGAGTCAAGGCGCCAAGAACGTAGGCCAGAAGAAAAGTGGCAGCAGGTCAGGCTTGGCCTTGTGGCAGATGCCGAGGACACGGCTGCAAGCTTTTCTGAATCAATCGCGAAAAATGACAGCGGAGAGATTAGCGGCATCAACACAATGTCCTACATTGGGACGCTTCACGCTGCGATTGTCGAACTAGCTGCAAAGGTGGCTGCGCTTGAGGGCGAGAGCTAAAATGGAAACGGGCATGGTAGAAGCGGGCGCGGTGTTTGCGGCTCTTCTTGCTGCGCTTCGCGTGATTGAAAAGCTTGTCGACAAAAAGATGGGCAATGGCAATGGGTCAAAACCGGTTCAGATTGATTTGAATCAAACTGAAATGGCCAACAGCATGGGGCAGATGGTTGAATGCATGGCAGCGACAGGCCAGACGCTTGAGCGTATCAATGACAAAATTGATGGTGTTCATGAGAAGAGCACTAAAATTGAAACCTTGACCGACACCATTGATGGTAGAATTAAAGACATTCAGGATGTAAGCCATAAGACTAAAAATATGATGGAGCAGGAGCGAATTGCTCAACAAGTCAGAAAAGAAACGCTTGCAGAGTTGCGGGATGAAGCAACAAGGGGGACGTGATGAAGCCAGGGGTCAAAACGAGTGAGATGATTATTACGCTTATCGGCATGATTGGTGGAGTAGTGTTAGCGAGCATCGAAGGCAACCAGTGGACACAGATTATCGGTGGTATCCTGGCAGCAGTATGTGGCTCAAGCTACACTATGGGTCGTTCGCTGGTTAAAGGCAAAGAGGCCATTGGTGCAGCTCAAGTGGAAGCAGCTCGGCATCTTGCAAAAAAGGAATAGCCGATGTTGTTGCGGGAGGCTTGGCGAAAGCATCGGCGCTACCGGAAGATACGGTTGACCTTTTACTTGGTGCTACTGTTGGGCCTGATGGTGCCAGGGGTGTTGGTAGCCTGGATGTCAAATTAGGACACGATGTATTTGCGTTTGCTTCTGGAGAGTTTGCCAATTCTGGTGACTGGACGGCGGCAGCGGGTTTAAAGATGAGGTGGTAAAATGCCAAAAGGACCAGGAACATACGGAAGCAAAGTGGGACGACCAAAAAAGGTTAAGCCTAAAAAAACTAAGCCCAAGAAAAAGAAAAAGTAATGGGCAAGGTGGGCCAATACTTCAGCGCTGAAGAGTTTGCGTGTAACTGTTGCGGTAAAACCAGCCCCGCTCAGTCGCTCGTTACGGTTCTTGATAGCGTCCGTAAGGTTGTTGGTCCCCTAAGAATCAACTCATCGTACCGATGTGAACAACACAATAAAGCGGTCGGTGGTGCGTCAAAGAGCTGGCATCTCCCACGAGATGGGACCTGCTACGCTGCTGATGTCACTTATGTGGACGCGACTAAGCGCCACGGTGCCTATATGTTGCGGCTGTATATTGAGCTTGAGAACGCAGCTCGCAGATTAGGACCTGGTTTTGGCTTAGGTCTTTATGAGAATTTTGTTCATTTTGACACGAGGGGCTCTTCACCAGAAAGAGCAAAGGCGGCCAGATGGTTCAAATACAACTGGCCGCGATAGCTTATGCCCAATATTTTATTTGTGGTGGGTATGTGTGCGCTATTGTTTAGCTGCGCCTAAAGGGTTTTTCTTTTAGGCCGTAGGCAGAAGGGTCGATGGAAGCCGCCATTCTCATGGCGTAGCCCGAAGCCCCACCCTCAGACATCCCCTTGTCTCTTTGCGCCCCATAAATTTGCCTATAAATCTCCCGCTGTTCTTCACGCATGGCCCGAGGGATAGGCTTATTATAGCCTTTTCCGCCAATGCCTACATAGCAAGCGGCCTTTTTTGAAACGGCTCGCATGTAAACCGTTAAAGCAAAAAGAAAAAGTGCCGCTGCCCAGACAAAATAAATCATCCGGCACCTCCTAAATAAACTGGGTAGCTCATTTTAATAAGATCTCCATTTAAATGGACGAGAGAAGCCCCGCCCAAGGTTGTGTAAAAAATAAAAAGTCTGTTTGAGGGATTTCCTACATTTCACGCTGTTGCGGGCGAGGCCCTTTCTTGTATCATTTGCTTCAAGGCGAGTCCAACCTGATAGCCAACTGCTGGCGTCACAGCATTGCCTAGACATCTAACTCGGTCCACCCGATTGGAAACCCCTGTAACCACTCGACAAACTCCGGGTTCACTGTCCCACCTAGCACCTCCGGCAACTGTGGCGTGTGCCCAGTGTCTTTCCACCCCTTCCCGCTTCGGTAGTCGCGAGCGGTCGGCGTCGGAAACGTCTCGGTATGCGATGATAAAAACTCTAAACCTAACGTGTAAGGCACCGACCGCCGAACTCGGTAGAGTGTCATATCTTGCATTGTACCCGATGCTGGCCAATCCCCCGAGAACGGTTCCAATTCCGTTGGGGTTAGTAAGGAGCCCTGGCGGGTTTTCCACGACAATGTATTCGGGCAATAGCTCGCCACAAATTCTAAGCATGTGCCACCAAAGGGACGAATCGGGGCCAGCCACACCAGCCTGTTTTCTGACGACCTGGCCGCTGACGCTTGTGTCGGTGCAGGGGAATCCTCCCGCGATGATAGAAACTCTTTCGAGATTAGAAGCTCCAACTGTTCGGGCATCATCAAACCTTTCTGCCTTTGGCCAATGTTTAGCCAGCACGCGGCGGGCGTATTCGTTTTTCTCAACCTGCCAAACTGTTTCACCTAGACCGGCAGCCTCAAGGCCAAGCTCAAGGCCGCCAATCCCAGAAAATAAACTTCCGATTTTCACGCGCTGAACTCGCCGTCTTTGTCTGGCATGTCGCACAGGCCCCACATCTGGCACCCTCGTTCTGACGGGTCTGCTGGCAGAAAAAGCTCAAACTGTTTTCCACCCCACGCGGTTTTGCTCCAGTTAATTACTTCATCAATCGGCCAGTAAGATTCTCCAGCTTCTCTGCTTTGGAAAAACGTCGGCCTTACGTTGTCAGGGTTGCGAGCTACTGCTGCATCGCCCAGCTCTTTTTCAAGGCTACGAATTTGAACCAGTCGCTTTTCACCAAACGGGTCTTCTGCGACTGCTCGGATTTCTTTTTTCCTGCTGTGCAAGCAAGGGAAGCACCCGACCCTTGAAGCAGGTAGCTCGTCTCTTAGGTAAAGGCTGCAGGGCACGACGCCGTGGCGTGCGTGAATCGCAACCACGTCATCGATTACAAAATCAATAAGTGGCCGCCATGTCGCCACGTCCATAGGACCGCCCTCGTCCCACTCTTCCATTTTGCTGCGCTTGTATGACTCTTGCGCTCGAATCCCTACGACGTTAATCGGGTCCTCAAACTGAGATAGGTAATCCAGAATCGGAACAACCTTTAATTCCGCTGTACAGAAACGGAACTGGCGCGAAGCAAACATTCCCTTTTTGCGAACCAGGTCCTCCATTCCACCAGGGTATTTTTTAGACGTCACCTTGTTGAGCTTATCGTTGCATAGCGGATTGATTACCTCGTCGAGATAAGTGTAAACCGCAGGGTGCTCCCATCCCGTATCAGCAAAAACATAATAGACAGGATTTGTTTTCTCCATCTCCTGTTCTTTTAAGTAAAGAATGACAGCAGTGCTGTCCTTACCGCCACTCACGGAACAGACGAGCGGTCTACCTGAATCTCTGATTTCTTGGATGTTCATCCCAGACTCCTGCCCGATTTAGTTCTGACGCAATGCGTCTATTAAGAATACGCTCCTTGGAGCTGGCGCAATAAAAACACCAGCCCAAGGAGCTAATCACCACTGTTAAAAATATTCCTAAAAGCATAATCCCCTCCCGCTTTTAAGTTTACCTTAAACCCCGCTAGGCGCGGCTAAATATTCCGCCGAGAAACCTCCGGCCCGCAGCAACGGGTTGAAGTCGTTCCTCTACAGCGCTTATGGTTCGAAAAGCTTGGCGCAGCTCCCCAACGGCTTGCGCATAAATCTCTCCGATTTCTTTATCGAGGTCACTGTCCTCAACCAACACCCTGCTACTGTGCTCCCCTGCTTGTTCAGCAGAAGCAACAACAACAGCGTTTAAGGTCTTCATGATATGGCGGCAATGATTAAGCTCACCCTTTCTAAGCTTACTCATTGCCGCGCCTCCAGTAACATCCTTAATGCGTCACGGTCCACGTCAGAGATGTGCCCGTGTGCCTCTGCCTCTTTTTCATGGGCATCGCGCCGCTTCTGTTCATTTGTTTTCTCATAATGATGTCCTTGGTAGTGGGACATTCCCGGAATTTTTACCAGCGCTTCCGGGTTACTCATAAACCAGGAATAAATAGCAACAACGACAGTTAAGCCAATTGCGAAAACTAGGCCGTAGTTTGTGCTAGGCCGCTCTTCTCTTAATCTTACGTCTCTCATTGGGTTAGCTCCTTCCAATTGCTTACCAGTTGTTTCCGCCGCCAGAATTGCCCTGATGGCCGTCGTCTTCTGGGGCCAGGCTCAGGATATAGTCTGGGTGCGCGTCCGACTCTTTCCGGTCATTCTCTTGCAAGACAATCCGGCGACCGCCAAGCATTACACCAAGCACGCCTTCAAGCTGGCCCGTTAGAACGCCCTGCTTTTTTCCCTTCCAAAGCGCTGCAAGTTTTTCCCAACGTTGTTTTTGTTCTGCCATGTTTTTTCTCCACGGTTAAGGTTATACGGTTGACACTAGCATCAATATGATGGTAACGTCAAGTTATCAGCTAATCCAAAAGGAGAAAAAATGGAAGTTGTTAAGACAGATGAACAAGCGGCATGGCTAGAATATTGGTCACGTCGTAATTGTATTGGTAGCTCTGATATTAAGAGCATTGTAGGGACGTGTACTTTTCGCGGGCCTCACGATGTCCAGATGTCCAAGAAGGGCGAAGAGAAGGACATTGCGAGCACCTATATGGAAGTGGGTCTTCTGATGGAAGAAGCCCTCGGTAAGATGGTCCACCGAAAGCTACAGATGCACGGTATTGACGTGGTGCTTAAGCCAGGGAAAACATACACCAAAGAGGTCGACGGTGTTCGACTTCGCGACACGCCTGACTTCATTGCGGTCGAATCCAATCGGCACAGTAAACCGCTATACTGCATTGAGACAAAGCTAGGCTACCGGGCAGACCGCGAGCTATACGGCGACGAGTGGAGCGATGATGTGCATCCTGGTTACCGTGATCAGTGCATTTGGCACTGCGGTATGACGAAATCTCCAGCCTGCATTTTGGCTGTCCACTTTAGCAGCACCGACTTCCCCGAGATTTATGTGGTGAATGCCGACCCCGAGCGGTTCGATTACTTGGTGAAGTCCGGCATCGAGTTTTGGAAACGGTACGTTGATGGTGACGAGATGCCGCCGTCAGACCCAACCGATGGGTGCCGTAAGAACCTTGCTCGTTTGGCGCAGGCCCATCATCAGATGATTGATTGCACCGATGAGCAGGTTGAGCTGGCCAAAGAGTTGAAGAAGCTCGGGCCACAAATTAAGGAAATGACCAAGCGCAAAAAGGAGATTGAAAACTCCTTTATTCAGGATATCGGCGAGTATCGAGGAATAGACTTTTGCGACGGCGCGAAGTTTACATTCGGAGCAGATAAGAACGGCAAGCGCCGAGTTAGCGCCAGCTTTAAGAATTTGGAGGATTAAGATGAGTGATTTAGTAGAAGCAGTAGAGTTGGCAATGGTCAACAATGATTTGCAAAAGCTTGACCCAAACGCGCGCCTGGCTTTCTTGAAAAAGCTTTGTGAGTCGATGGGCCTCAACCCAATGACCCAGCCGTTCCAATATATCAGGTTGAATGGTCGCCTTACCCTTTATGCGACAAAGGGGTGTGCTGACCAATTGCGGAAGATTAATGGTATCTCAATCGAGATTCTTCAGAATGAGCTGGTTGACGGTGCAATCATGGTTCACGTTCGGGGCACAACGCCAGATGGTAGAACTGACGAAGACATCGCGGTTGTGCATAAGCGTAAGGGTGTTGAGGGTGCCAACGATTACATGAAGGCCCTTACCAAAGCGAAGCGGCGGCTCACTCTTTCTATCTGCGGCTTGGGCATGCTTGATGAAAGCGAGCTGGAGACAATCCCAAGAAAAGCATTTGATAAGCCGGAAGCCCCGGCAGAGGTCAAGGCTGTACTGATGCCGCCGAAGAAAGAGGAAAAGCCCAAGGCTAAACCAAAGAAAAAGAAGGCCCGTACGCCTGCGGCGAATAAGAAATCTTTTGTAGGCGCAGCAAAGGCTTTTGCAGAACACGGTGTAACAGAAGAGCAGCTTCTTGGTTTCCTCGACATCGAGGCCCCTGTTCAATTCACCGAGCCGCTGGCGGAAAAACTACGTGAGGCTTATCCGGTAGTTGCACGCGGGCAATACCCCAAAGGCTTGGAGCCTGCTATGGTTACTTGCTCCGCTGAAGTCCCAGCGCCCCCCGGCCAGGACATGGCAGGAGTTGAGTGATGCTTGGATGGGCGCTCTGGTTTGCTAACAATGGTTGGCCGATATTCCCTGCGCATGGGATTGTTGACGGCGTGTGTACATGCCGCCGTGGACCGGAGTGCTCATCTCCCGGCAAACACCCAGACACTCGGAGAGGGTGGAAAGATGCGAGCCTGGACCCCGAGCAAATTAAGGCATGGTGCGCACGCAATGCGCATCTTAACCTTGCTCTTGCCTGTGGCAACATCACGGTGTTGGACATAGACGGCGAGAAAGGCCGTCAGAGCCTCGAAAGCCTTTTGGATAGAGATAGGGCTGCATATCTCAGAACGACGCCTAGAGCCCGCACAGGAGGCGGTGGGTGGCATCTATTTTTCCAGGGCGTGGAGGTCAGGAACCTTGTAGGAATGAAACCAGGTCTTGATATCAGAAGCCGGGGCGGCCATGTCATTCTCCCGCCGTCGATGCACATATCTGGCAAGCGATACGCTTTTGACCGCTGCCCTACAAGGTTTAAATTACAGAAGTTTCCGAAGTGGCTGCTCAAGATTGCCAAGGACGACAAGCCGCGCATTCAGACAGTCGCATCATCAAGCGCCGAGCCGGTAGACATCAATAACATCCCGGACATCCCGGAGTATCGCAACAACACGCTAACATCTCTATGCGGTAAGCTCTTCAAGCGAGGGCACACAGTCGAAGAAGTTTCGGCCATCTTATTGGCCATCAACAACAACAAATGCCAGCCGCCTCTCGGCACGGCAGAAGTGGAACGAATCGTTTGGTCCGTTTCGCGGTATCACTAGGAGCTAACCAATGGCAAAAGAACCACCTTTAGACCCACCAGAGTATGATGAATACCCAGAGCCAACAGATGACGAATGGGTTGATTGGCGACTCGGCGACCTGGATTATTTGGTTGAAGATGACAACGTTATCGAGGCCATTGATGCCGTTTTGCGAACGGTCGGCGAGGCAATCAAGAACGGCAAAGACAACAAAGAGGATTTTGCCAAGGACATTGGGCAGTCTGTTATTGAGGCGGTCGAGCAGTATGTCAAAGACGGAGAGCTGAGTGACTTCTTGGAAGACATGAAGCAGAGGGCCGCCGATGATTTCGTTGAGCCAGACCCGCCAGATGATGATGATTACCCGCAGTATTATGACGGCACTGGAAGGTACTAACGAAAAAGCGGCTAAGGTTTTAACGCCTTAGCCGCTTCGAGCTAACCCAACCGCACCAAGAACGGCGCTGAAGGACATAAACATTTTACCACTCGATTGATGGGGATGTCAAT